GATGGTGCGTCTATGATACCTAGACCATGGTCTTTAAAATTATATTTGTAATCATCATACTTTTCTTTTACATTTTTTTCTAATAACTCTACAGGTTTTACAAACTCCCATACATCTTGTTTCTGTAAAGATTTAAATGCCTGACGCATTGCCTCATATGAAATCTCCTTTAAAGGAAACTTTGGTCTATTTTCTGCAATGTATTGTGCTAAATCTTCTCTAAATTTTTCTTTACCTATATCGTTAGTGACCGTTTCAAAGGTCTGTTGATCCATTACAGGTAACTTATTTTCATCTGCGTATTTACTTAACTGACTCATCATTCCATTTCTTTAATAACCAATATATAAAACCATATATCATTATAACATAAAATATCGCTAGTGTCAATTCCATTTGTCTACCTCATTTCCCCAACTATCCCAACCTTTTCTTTTCTGTCTAGCAAACAACTCTACATAAGGTCCTTCTAATAAATTTTCTATGTGACTATACATTATGTCAGGTTTTCTACTATGTTCTCTACGTTGATCTACAACCAATTGTGGCACAGATTTACTTAATCTTTGAGGTTTACCTTTTGTTGCAAGTAAACACATTTCAGGATTACCTCTAGTCCAGTAACCTAGACCTGTAAAAAATCCAGGTTTAGTTTTGTTGGTCTTCGCCCAGGTAAATCCTACTGTCTTGTACTTAAAGCCCCAAGCGTTTATTACCTCAAAGGCCTTATCTAACAATGGGTCTATAACCCACATTAAAAGGACTGCATTGTCCTCAGCAATTCTGTTAACAGGTAGCCGAATAATGTCAGTATGAGAAAGCACTTTATAGTGTTTTTCAGGAGACCTATCCTTTCCTTTGTCAGAATATGTTTTAAATGTCCACGGTGGATCTGCATAAATTACCCTATACTTTTTGTTAATGTCCATATTGATAATACTAAAACTAAAAATTTAGTTATACTCCAATCTGTTCTTACTGCTAATATATTACCTGTTGCCCAACCCCAATGTATTACAACCAATATTAAAAATAATTCTATCATCCGAAAAATGCCTCTAGTGTTGCCTCTCGTTCTAACTTCCAACCAATTGAGTCTAGTATAAATCTTAAAGGATCAGTAAATGTTTTTTCAAATTGTGTATCATAATCTACATACTTGTGTAATTCAAACTCATATGGTATCTTTGTAGAGAAAGAAATAACTGTATCTTTAACTGTATTAGGTTGTTTTAGCATTAAGAATTTAATTTTATCGCCATCTTTAATAAGAGGATATTTCATACCTAGTTTGTGTTTACCAATGTTATGATTATATATCAATGCACCTTTGACATGTATAGGTGTGCCTTTCTTATAGATTGAATTGCTGTCAATATATTTATTGACATTGTTACAACTTCTAGGAAAGGCCACCTCCTCTGGCGAGAGGGTCATAAAGACTTCTTTGAAATCGTTTACGAATTTTATTAGAGCGTCTTCGCTGTCGTTCATAATTACACGAATAGCATCCTTAATCTTACCTCTACAGACTTCAGGTGTAGATGACTTAACTGCTTCTACGCCCATAATTTTTAGTTTAGGTATGTCATATCGGACACCTTCTTCATCAAATACATTCATCATATAACGTTTTTTAGCAACCCATATACCTTTGTTAGCAATTGCTTCACGTTTCATAATCATTTTTTGTTGATAAGCATTTACATAGTTAGCAAGATTTTCATAACTATCGTCAATAACTTTTTGTATTTTTTCTTCAGCTGCTTTGTTTAGAAAGTCAACTATTTGTTTTGTTGATTTACCTTTACAAACTTTTTCAACAAGTGTATCTAATTTTAGATAGATTGAATCTGTATCAGACGCCACAACATAGTTCTTATTATCTGTGCCTAGCAACTTATTCATAAATCTATTTACATCACGTTCTATCCAACGAATAGATAATTGACCACCTAGTGTAATAGCTTCTGCCTGTTTTACATCAAAGTATCTGAAATACTGATTGCCGATTGCACCATAAGCAGAGTTAAGCGAAATCTTTTTTGCCATCTGTATATTGTGGCAACGAGAAATCTCATTTGAATATATTGGATCTTTTGTCTTTTGATATTCTATCTTGGCTTCAATTGCTTTCTTCTTATATACTACACGTTCGGTATACATCTTCTCCATAAGTTCAGGTAAGAAGCCTTGTTTATCTCTTTTAAACATTGCGCCGTTTGGTGCAATAGTCACGTTACGATCTTTTGCCCATTTGAGATTTAGTTTTTCATCTAAAAAATTTTCTACACCTACTGCTTTAGGTTCTACACCAACAAACATTTCAGGACTAATATTGTATTGCATAATTAAATGTGGATACAAACTGTTTAAGTCAAACGAAACAATCCAGTTATGTAAACCTAGTTGTGGATCTTTTACATATGCACCTTCGTATTGTGTATCCTTGATCTGATCTTCTCTAGGTGGTATAATAATATCTTTTGTAAGTAAATGATTATAGATTATTGTATCCCAACATCTTACTTGTGAATAAACATCTGTATAGTTTACCTTGTAATCATATGCCATAGTTAGGCATAACTCAATCAGTTTCATTTTGTCTTCGAGTCTATCAACAAGTTCTACGTCTTGTATATTATACTCTACAAACCTTTGATAATCTTTTGTATAGAAATCTTTAAACGTTTCATATGGGTTATCTAATTTCTGTTCGCCTAGTTCTACCTTAGCGATGTAATTTAGTTTATAACTTTCTTGTCGGACATATGTAAACTTTTTATACAGATCAAAATAATCTAGTACAGATAGACCTAGTATATTCCATATCTGATTATTTTTATTACCAAGTTGTATTCTATCTGCATTGACATAATTCCATGGTGACATTTTATTAATAGTATCATTGTCAAAAATATATCTCATACGATTCATAAGATAAGGTAAATCAAAAAACTTTACATTCCAACCTGTTAGAATATCAGGATGATTCTTACACCAGAATTTTAGAAACTCTAGCAACATGTGCTTTTCATTTTGACATTTTACATAAGTTACGTTTGCCTTTTTAGAAATGAAGTCACCTGTACCCCATGTAATAATCTGTTTGTTGCTGTGATTTTTTATAGTGATACAGATAATCGTTTCTTTTGCAGTATCAGGATCGGGAAAGCCGCCCTCACACTCGGTTTCTATATCAAGTGTGAATATCTTAATGTAGTCTTTGTTCCATCTTATCTCACCTTTGTATTCGTCAGCGATGTATTGATAGTTGTATCTATTCATACCAAAGATTTTATACTCTGGTATTGTACTGTACTCACTATAGAAATGTTTTGCTTTTGATATAGAATCAAAACGCTTTTCTTTTAAGTAAGTGCCGTCTAGTGTTTTATATTTTGTTTGATCTCTTGTAGGTAAATATAGTTTAGGATTGTAATTGATACGACTCAAATAAGATTGTCCATTATTGACACCTCTTATAAGAAGTTTACCTTTATACTCTACAACGTTTGTGTAAAAACTACTCGCCAAATTCATATCCTATTATAACAAATAAATTAGTAAAAGTCAATTACGTAAGTATTTTTGCTTTGGGTGTTACTATCTGACCAGTATTTTGTTGATAAGCATTTATCATATTATCGTCTGGTGTAGTATCTGTAATTATATTTGCTTCTTTGATATGTATAATTTCATCTTTTGTGTACGGTATGTAAGGATGAAATCCTATTTGCATAGGTTTGCCAGGTTGTCCTTGCATTGGAATCAATACAAAAGGTTTCTTTAATGCCACGTGATCTGCTTTATCGCTTTCTTGTGGCGTACCTATTACGTCCTCTCCAGATGAGAGTCTGTATAATCTAATCATAATATACTCCTATTCAGTTTTGTTTTCTTCAGTTGATTGTTTTTTTCCGATATTATATTTTGCTTGCAAATTCCATTCGCTCTTTTCTTTGAAAGCAATAATTTTTATTTGTGATAGAGGTGCTTTGTTTTCAGCAGCCTCTGGTTTGACTATTGATAATAAGTTCCAGTCTTGTAATAAAACTGATATTGTATTACGTCTTTGAACATCATTCTCAACTAACGTAGCTTTTTTGCCATCTAAAGCAAAAAGTTCTTTGAAATGTACTATGTAATATTTACCTTGTTTGTGTAGTATGTGGCAACTTTGAAATAAAGTTTTATCTTTTCTACTTGCAACACCTATTCGGGACAAAGTCTCCCTTATCTTTAGAAAGTCATCTGGCTGCTTGAGTGTAACCTCTAACATCTGCTCAGGCGACCAATTAAATTCGTCACTCATTTTTTTCTCCCACCCTTATCAAGTTTTTCTTTGATAAGACTCAATTGTTTTTTATCTAGTATGTCTAGGGCTACCTTTGCTTTTGTATTGCTATAACCATAATATTCTTTTACATACTCT